TCTACCCGCGCAAGAACGTGGATCCCGAGAGCTTTGATACGGAGCGGCTGCCCTGGGTCGGCGTATACATCGCGATCGAGGATAAGCACCTGATCGAAGAGGGCGGCTTCGAGGAGATGCCGTACTTCTACGCGCGCTGGACCGTGAATCCGTCCGAGGTCTACGGCCGTTCGCCGGCCATGATGGCGCTTCCGCACATCAAGACCGCGAACCAGATGCAGCGCACGTTCCTGAGCGCCGGGCACAAGGCGGTCGATCCGCCGCTCTTGCTGCCGGACGAGGGCGTGTGGAGCGCCCAGGGCCGCACGATCGACATTCGGGGTGGTGGCCTCACGTATGGAGGCCTGGACCCGATCACGGGGCGCAAGCTGATCGAGCCACTCTACACCGGCGCGCGTCTGGACCTGACGGAGACGATGCTCGAGACCGAGCGCGCCGTGATCAAGGACTGGTTTCTCGTGACCCTCTTCCGCACGCTGCTCGAGGACCCGCGGAGCAACGTGACGGCGACCGAGATCCTGCAGCGCGCGCAAGAAAAGGGCGACATCATCGCGCCCCAGGCGGGACGCCTGAAGAGCGAGCTTTACGGGCCGCAGATCCAGCGCGAGGTCGGGATTCTGCTCCGCCAGGGCCGCCTGCCGCCCCCGCCTCCGGCGCTGCTCGAGGCGGGCGGGGAGTATGAGATCGAGTACGTCTCCGAGGCCGCGCGGTTACAGAAGAGCCGTGAGGTATTGGGAATTCGTTCGACCTTCGAGTTCGTGACCGCGGCCAGTGCGATCGACCCGGCCGCGCGCTTCGTGATGGACATGGCCGAGGCGAGCCGACGGGTGGGCGAATACGAGGGCACGCCGAGCGACCTCATGCGCACGCCGGATCAAGTGGCGCAGATGATGGCGCAGGAGGCCGAGAAGCAGCAGGCGGCCGAGCAGCTTGCGATCTTCCAGCAGGGCGCCGCCGGGGCCAAGGACGCGACCGCCGCGCTGGCGCAGGCCGCGCAGGCCGGCCAGACGCGGAGTGCGACCCCGGGTGCCGCGTGATCCGCAGTTCACGGCGAAGCTGCTTCGCGGGGCATACGCGGAGGTCTTCGGGGTTCCCGGGAGGCGCACGAAGTCGCAGGAGCTCGTGCTGGCGAACCTGGCGAAGTACTGCCACGCGCGGACGACCACGTTTGTGTCGGGAGACTCGCATGCCACGGCCACGCTCGAGGGCCGCCGGCAGGTGTGGGTCGGTCTGATCCTTTTCTACCTGAGCCTTTCGGACGAGGACGTGGAGGGCATGGCCCGGTACCTGGCTCAGCGAGAGAGCGAGGGGGGTTTCTGATGGCCGAGACGACGCCTGCGGGGCAGACGCCCGCCGCAGGGCAACCGAACGGAGCGGCACCGGACTGGCTGGCCGGCGTGGCTCCCGAGCAGCGAGGCATGGCGGAGCTCAAGGGCTGGAAGAGCCCGGCAGACGTGTTCACTTCGTATGCGAACCTGGAGAAGTACCACGGGGTCCCGCCGGAACGTCTGGTGCGTCTGCCGGAGAACCTCGACGATACCGAGGCATTGGCGTCGGTCTATGGGCGGCTCGGGCGCCCGGAGAAGCCCGAGGGCTACGGGATCGAGGGTGCGGACGCGGAGCTGCTTGCGGCGCTTCATAAGCACGGCCTCACCACGCGCCAGGTGAAGGGCCTGCACGAGGTACTGACCGCGCGTTCCAAGACCGCTCAGGAGGCCGCCGAGAAGCAGCGATTTGAGCGCGTAGACGTCGAGATGACGGCGCTCAAGCGCGAGTGGGGTCCTGAGTACGATCGCAGGATCCGGCAGGGCCAGGCGGTGGCCGAGAAGGTCTACGCCGCGATGGGCTATGCGACCAAGGAGGAATTCGAGGTCGATCTGGAGGCGCTGCAGGCGCAGATGGGCCCCGCCAAGGTGCTGAAGCTCTTTGCCGAGCTCGGCAAGGGAAGCGGCGAGCAAGGGTTTGTCGAGGGCGATCCGGCGGGCGCGAACGGGACTGGCGGTTTCGCGGTGTCGAAGAATACTGCGCTTGCGAAGCTCAGCGCCCTGGCCGCGGATCCGGACTTCCAGGCCAAGCTGCGCTCGCCCGTCGACGCGGTTCGCAAGGCGGCGCTCTCCGAGCGCGCGCGCTGGAGCGACATCGCGTACGGTTGACGCACACCCTCTTGTGTGCTTGTCTTTTTGTGGGGCGAAAGGCTTCGGCGCTGTGCGTGGCAGGGCTCCGAAGCGGAGTAGCCCCAATCATCCGGCCCCGGAGTGACGCCCGGACAAGCCTTCGAGTCGAGTTTCTTGGCCCCGCGGTGGCGCGCGGATAAGCCCAGGGTGCCAGATATCGAAGTGTTGCAGGCCGGCCCCGCGATCTGCGGACAAGCCCGAAGCAGCTTGAGGCGTTCGCCTCGTTGCGCGGCTCCTCCAGAGCCGCTGAGGGCAAGAAGTGTCCCAACAGATTACTGAATCGTTTACGCAGCAATACAAGCAGACGATCGAGATGCTGCTCCAGACGATGGGGTCTAAGCTCTCGGGTGCGGTCATGACGGGCAGTTACACCGGCATCGGCGGTCGGCCCGTGAACCAGATCGGCCCGGTCGTCGCGCGGCGTCTCGAGACGCGGCACGCCGACACCCAGTACAGCGACACGCCCCAGGTGTCGCGCTGGGTCGAGCCCTTTGACTACGTCTGGGCCGACCTCGTGGACAACGCGGACAAGCTCCGCACGATCATCGATCCGACCGACGCCTACGCGCAAAACGGCGCGCTGGCGCTGGGTCGCGCCAAGGACTCGGAGATCGTGGGCTCCTTCTTTGGCAGCGCCAAGCTCGGTGCGAACGGCACTGGCACCCCCGAGACGTTCGATACCACGAACTTCCAGGTCGCAGAGGGCGGCGTCGCTCTCACCGTGGACAAGCTCAAGACCGCGCACCAGAAGCTCATGTCTGCGAAGAACGACATGAACCGGGATCAGTTCTATCTCTGCGTCAACGGCAAGCAGCATGCTGCGCTACTCCGCGACACGCAGGCGATCAACCGGGATTACGTCGGGGCTCCGGTGATCGTCGAAGGCATGATCACCAAGATCATGGGCTTCAACCTGATCCACCTCGAGGAGCTGCTTACCACCGGCAGCGACGTGCGGCTCCCGTGCTGGGCGAAGTCCGGCGTGCACCTCGGGACCTGGAATGACATTGAGACCAAGATCGAGCAGCTCCCGACCAAGAACTACAGCACGCAGGTGTTCCTGCGCGGCTCATTCGGCGCGACGCGCCTGCAGCAGGGAAAGGTCGTCGAGATCCTCTGCCTGAACACGTAAGTCTACTGCTCGAGAGCGTCGGGCCGGAGTCGAGTTCGGCGCTCTCGAGCGACACCTGAGGAACGCACATGGCTCGGTACTACAGCGATCACTTCAATGCGACGGGAACGGTCGCTTCGCTGGCCTCTACGGTCGGCGTCGCGCTGGACACTCAGTTCAAGCCTCCCGTCTCTCTCGCCCACCCGAGGCTGCGGAGAAAGCGCGCGCACCTCAACATCGGAACCGTGGCTACGATCGGGGATGAGCTCCGGCTGATGAAGTTCAAGAGCTCGGATCGCCTCTACAACATCATCATCCAGGCCACGGGCGCGACCGCTGCCGCGGCTGACATCGGGCTCTACAAGAGTCTTCCGCTGCACGCGGGTGACGAGATCGACAAGGATCTCTTCGCCACCGCGCTGGCGCTCACTGCCGAAGCCTCGGCGAACAACCGCATGCTCGAGGCCACGACCATCGCGCTGAAGGACGTCGGCAAGACGCTCTGGGAGCTCGCCGATCTCGGCGGACCTACCTACACCGCGGATCCGATGGAGGAATGGGATCTGGTCATGACGGTGACCACGTCCTTCACCGTGGCGGTCAACGACATGGTCATTTTCGCGGACTACACGGCCGGCGACTGATCCAAGCGCTCCGGGGCGGGCGGAGGCAACCCCCCGCTTTTCGATCGCCCGCGCCTCCGCCCGCCTGCTGAGCAAAGGGAATCCGATGGCAGACAAGTACATCGACTGCACGTCGCTCAACTCCACCGACGCGATTGCTACACCGAAGCAGGTCACCGCCACGATCACCGGAATCACCGCGGCTGCCAGCGCCGTGGTGACCGCGGCGAACGACTTCTCTGCGAACGATATTGTTCGCTTCACCAGCGTGGCCGGGATGACCGAGATCAATGGACTCTGCGGCACGGTGAGCTCTCCGAGCGGTACTGGCTTCACGGTCAACATCAACTCGAGCGGTTTCACTGCGTACACGAGCGGAGGCACGGCTACGAAGCAGATGGGAACGACCGGCGATGTGCGCGTGCTTTACAAGGACACGCTCACGCAGCAGCAGGTCATCGATGCGCTCACCCGCGCGCGAGAGCGCCTGATCGAAGTATTCGCAACGTCCTGAGAATCCGCCTCCCCCGGGCGCTCTCCCGAGGAGGAATCATGCACATCCGAACGCTACTCGTCGCCTTGCTGGCAACGTGCGCTCTGCCGGCGAGCGCAGAGGTGCTCCCCGCGGACATTGGCATTCTCGTCACGGCCCCGCCGTACAACGCGGCATGCAACGGCGTCACGGACGACACCGCGGCGTTTCGTGCTGCGATCAAGGCGATGCGGGACGGCATCCTGCCCAGCCAGGCGGTCCTGAAGGTGCCGGCGGGGACCTGCGTCGTGAGCGATCAGCTCGCGTTTCGCGTGGACCCGAACAACCCGGCCAGCGCGTTCTTCAACAACGTGCAGCTCGTGGGTGCGGGTTCGAGCGTCACCACGATTCGGCTGACGACCGGCGCTGCGGGGTTCCAGGACCCGTTGAACCCGAAGCCGATTCTGCTGTTCGGCAGTCCCCCGCCGGCCAAGAACGCCGCGACGATGGAGTACGTACGCGATCTCCAGGTCAAGACCGGGACGAACCCGGGCGCGACCGCGATCGACTTCCCAGGCAGCAACGCGGCGAGCCTGCGGCGTCTGCTGCTCGACGCGCGAGGCGGGCGCACGGGCCTCGACTTCTCGCGCCAGTACCCGGGCCCGCTGCTCGTGAGCGGGGTCGAAATCTGGGGCGGGCAGGTCGGCGTGATCGTCGGGCAGGACCGGTATGGGGTGGTGCTCGAGGGCGTGAAGGTCGGCGAGTACAACACGAGCTCCCAGCGCCAGAGCGTGGCGGGCATGCAGGTCACCTCGAACTCAGTCACGCTGCGCAACTTCAAGAGCACGAACACGGTCCCGGCGGTCGTGCTGACCGACTCGCGCGCTGCCGTGGCCGTGGACCTCGCGTCATTTCTCGGCGGCGCTCCGGGTACGCAGGCGATCACCGCCGCAGCAGGCAGCCAGATCTACGCGCGCGGCGCGGTGTCGGTGAGCGGGTACGCGGGGATCGCTGCCGGCGGACCGGTCAATCTCGCGGCTGCGACCGAGTGGAGCAACTACGGGCCCGCGCTGCATGCGTTCCCGAACGACGACGCGGTGAGCCTGATGCTGCCGGCGTCCAACGTCCCGGCGGGCTACTACACCGACCCCAGCGTGGTGCCTGGCGACTGGGACGTGGTCACGAGCAACGCCGACATCCAGCCGTCGCTCAGCAGCGGGAAGCCAATCGTCTACTTCCTCACGCTGAAGTACACCTACGGAGGCCCGTACAACGTGCCGTCCACGGTGAAGCGGATCTACGGCAACGGCGCGCAGATCTGTCTGTCCGGTTCGTGCCCAAGCACGGGCACGCCCACGGCCGAGGTCTTCACGATCCCTGCCGGCGGCGGCGCCGATCTCCGGATCGAGGGCTTTCACTTCCGGCTGCCCGCGGGCTCGGGCGGCGTGGTGAACCACTCCACGCGCCGCGTGACAATTGCGGACTCGCTCATGGCGCAGGTCGTCACGAACGCGGGTGAACTGTACATCGACGGTGCGGGGATCGGCCGCGTGATCGCGAACGCGGGCACCAAGCTCTACGGCTACCAGGCCAACACCGAAGGCACGTTCCCGGAGCGCATCCTGTGCAACGGGTGCAAGGGAAGGATCGTGGGCCAGAAGACCGAGCGTCCCGAGACCGCAGCGCGCGTCACGGGCGGCGGCTGCCTCGAACTGATCGGCGGGCAGATCTTCTCCAACACCGCGGTCCCCGCTGGCAAGTCCGTCTACATCGCCGAGGACGGGCTCCTATCGGTCGCCGGGGTCGTCGAGACCACCGACTCCACCTCGCAGCGCTTTCCCGTCGTCATGCACGAGATCCGCGGCGTGAACAGCGCGGACCTTCTGGACGCGGCGTTCCCTGCACGCGGGAACGGGCGCCACTTCCCGCTGATCTCCGCGCACCTGGGCGGCTGCACGCTTCCCTGAAGGAACCCCGAATGGCTGTGAACGACTTTTGGAGGCGACTGGGCGGAGAGCTCACGGAAGTGGAGATCAGCGCCGGACTGCGGATCAACCCAAATTTCTTCCATGCGGCGATGGAGACTGTGATTGCCGCCGTCGCTCCGTTCACGGCTGCGCAGTGGATTACCGCGATGCGCGCGAGTCTGAACCTCGCCACTGGGAACAGCGCCGGGGATGAGTTCACTGATTTCATCACGAGCGCGCAGTCGCTACCGGGCACCGGTCAAGCGAAGCGCGCACTACAGCGGCAAGTGCTCACCAGCCTGGTCGCGGCCTCTATTATGGCCAACCGCGGCACGAAGATTCCGAGCAATCAATTTCTGACCGGAAACAGTCTGCGGCTCTACTACAAGAATCTAATCCTGCAGGATTTAGGAACTCCGGCTGGGTCGGTGAACGCACCGTAATATGAGCCACGCTTTCGACAAGGCCGAGCAGGCCGTACTCAGCACGGACGTCGCGACGACGAACTATGTCATTGCGCTGCCGAACCATGCTGCGGCGGGGATCCCTCCGAAAGTCGTCTGGGTATGGATGACCGGGCAGGCTTCTGCGGGGAACGGCGCGGACGACATCGTCTTTTCGTACGGAGTCGCGATCTCCACCACGAACCGCTGCTACATCGCCGGTCGATCCAACACCGGTGTAGCAACGACGGTGTGTAGCACTCGGCAGGCGAAGGACGTGATTTGCGCGGAGCTCAACACGAGCGGCGCCGCGACGACTGTAGGCCGACTTGATGTGAACGATATGTCCACGAATGGACAGGTGACGCTGCGCGTTACGACGCAGTTCGCGGCCAGTTACACGATCACAGTGGCAGCGCGCGGCGGAACCGACATGACCAACGTTGCTCTGTTCGAGAAGGTTCCTGGAGCTGGGTCCGTCAACATCACGGATCCCGGTTTCATTCCGGATTATGTGGAGACGATCAGCGCGGGCGGGAACACGGCTTTGCCGTACGCCGATACCGCTCGAATGACCTTTTCCATTGGCCGATCGATGCCCAATTCTGCGACGAATCACGTGGTATCCGGCACTGCGCTGGACAATCTCGCGACCAGCAATACGGTGCGATATGGGTTCGAGGGCGAGTGCATGGCCTGGTCTTCCAACGCCAGCACGATCACATTCCGAGGAGCAATCACAGGACCCGTTGCGAATGGATTCGTCTGGAACAATATCGAGGGATCGGGTTCGCGAACGCTAATGTTCCTCTGCACCAAGGGCGGAACGCAGGAGCTTGACTCGAGGACCACGCAGTTTGTTCCGGATTCTTCGCCCTCGATCCAGCTCACGAGCATCGCTGGCGGTTTCCTGATGTCGCACTGCCAGGTCCAGAGCACTGTGGACGTGCTCCAGGACGGCTGCGAGTTCTCTCTGGGCGCATTCACGGAACCAGAGGGTGCGAACTCCACGCGGTGCCACGGCTTCAACGATCCCGACAACTCCGTCGGGGCGACGGCGGGCAGCACTGCATATCGGCCGGACTCGCTCTACGTGAACCTCGACGCAGCCGGTGCGATCGAAGGCGAGGTCACGGACGACGAAACGGTTGTCAATGCGAACCAGTTCAACCTCGCGGAGAGCACCGGGGATGCGGTCGCCGCGCTGCTGCTCTCTGTCGCGTTCGGTCCGAACGCGCCCGCAGCCCCCATGAGTGGCATGACGGACGTGATCGGAAAGCACCGAATGATTCCGGTCTTCTCGTAAAAGGATTTCCGCATGTCTGACAACATGGAAGCCTGGGTCAATTACTCGTTCACGCAGACGGCGGGCGCCGTCACGGCGGATATTGCGATCAGTCCGCTCGTGGGCGCCCGTCAGCGCTTCGAAGTCGCCGACGGCCTAGTGACCGTGGATGCTGCCGCGACCACGGCGGGTGGTACCAGTGTTCGCGTGGGATTCGGTGCCTCGGTGGTGCCGGCTGCCTCCGCGGTCGCAAACACGCCGGCCGTGGGCGTGCTCTTTGACCACCAGGGGATTGCCGCAGGCTCGGGCGGTCCGCTCATGGGCGGCATTGGAGCCCTGGGCGAGGAGCTCCGCGCGCAGGTGGCAGACCCAACGGTAGGGTCGGTCGTGATCACCTTCCGAGGTCGGTTGCTGCAGTACTGAGACCATGGCATTCACGGAGATCGATCTATTTCACCGTGCGCTCTCGCGCGTGGGATCGCTGCGCATCACGCTTGCGGCGGCGAAGACGGTGAGCTCTGCGACCGCCGCCAATCCGGTGGTCTGCAGCTCGACGGCACACGGCTACAGCAACGGCGATCTCGTGCTGCTCACCGAATTTGACCAGATGACGCCGGTGAACGGCCGCGTGTTCGAGATCAGCAACGTCTCGGCCAACGCTTTCACGCTCACGAGCGAGGACGGTTCGGCCTACACCGCGGAGAGCTCGGGCGGGCTCGCACAGAAGCTCTCGACGGGGAAGCACGTGACGGCCTGCTTCGACGCCTGGAAGGGCGTGGTTGGAGACGGGGTGCGCGATGAGGTGTTGCGTATGCACCCGTGGAACAGCGCGACCCAGCGCGTCCGTCTTGCGCGGCTCCAGGCAGCGAAGACGGTCACTGGCGCGACGGCGGCCAATCCCGTGGTGATCACGGCCGTGGCGCACGGCTATGCGACGGGCGACTTCGTGAAGCTTGAGAACCTGGGCGGCATGGTGGAGGTGAACGACCGCTTCTTCACCGGGACTGTTCTCACGGTGGACACGTTCTCGATCGGCGTGGATGGCACGCTCTTCACGGCCTACACGAGCGGCGGGACGGCGAAGAAGGCGCTGGTTCCACTCAAGCCCGATTTCGGCTTTGGGGCCCGGTACTCGCTGCCTTCCGACTTCCTGGCGGTGGTGCAGCTCGCGCCGGAGTCGGCGACCGGCGTACCGGTCCCGGCTACGGACTACACCGTCGAGGGCCTGGAGCTGCTCTGCGACCTCACGAACACGGTACCGCTGCGGTACATCGCGCGCATCAAGGACCCGACGCGGTTCGACTCGCTGCTGGTCTCTGCGCTCGTGGCGCGCCTGGCCCTGGAGATCTTCGAAGATGTGACCACGCAAGGAAACGCCAAGCGAGGGCAGATCGAGCAGTCGTGGGAGGACATTCTCGCGAAGGCGCAACGCAGCAACGCGCGCGAGAAGAGCGGGGCCGAGTTCGAGACGGATCCCTGGATTCTGGCTCGGTTTTGATCGTTAGGAAGGAAAGCCCGAAGTGGCAGAAATCGTATTCAATGAGATCGACAAGATTGCCTACCAGCGTCTTCCGGAGAACCTCTACGCAGCGACGAGCACGAATGCGGCGAGTGTTCATGCACTCTTCCCGGTAGATCTCGACGTCACCCCTGCCGCGGCCGTGCAGGGGATCTTCTTTGGTTTGATCGGCCGATCGACGTACAAGGGCACCGGCGGTCTCACGGGCGCCGGTCACATGGTTGGCGCGCTCGGATGGTCTCGAATGAAGGCTCCAGGCCAGACCGTGACGGCGATCTATGGTCTGGAGGGCAAGGTCGACAATCTATTCGGGACGGTCACGCAGGCGATCGGCTGCGAAGGTCAGATCAGTGAGGTCGGCGTCGGGCAGTCCGTGGGAACATTCACGGGTTTCAACGCACAGGTCGCGAATCCCGGCAACCTGGGAACGATTACAAACTTCATTGGCTTGGGTGTGTCTGCGGTCGGGAATGCTGGCGGTACGATTACGAACTACATCGGCGCGCAGGTCGCGATGGCGGCAGGCACAGTCTCCAATGCGTTCGGCGTGTTCATTACGGACTTGACTGCGTCCGTGCTCAATGCCGGAGTCTTTTGCCAGGTCGCCGAGGGCCTCGGGAAGTACGGG